GATATCCTTGTAGAGGATGTACTTTGCCCTCGCCTTGATCATGTCGAAAGCCTCCGTGGTCCATACGTTGCTGTCGGACTGGCTGCTGATGGTCGCCAGACGATAGGGACCGAGCTGCAGGCGGATGGTGTAGGGCGAGGAGTCCGGGATGGGGTAGAGCCGGAGCTTCTGCCCGAAATAGGTGTAGGCGTAGGGCTCACCGCGGGAAGCGCTGTTGTCTGCCAGGCGCTCCAGTTCCTCGGGCGTAACCCGCCGCATCTCATAGCGCCGCCCGTCCGTCCTCTCGACGTAGACGGCGACGATCCGGCCAAGCTTCGGGATTTGCGGCGAGTCCGCGCCATCGTACCAATCCTGTCCGCTGATAGTGGGGAACGTGACGTCGCGGGTTTCGTTGAAATAGTAGACGTTGCGCTCGCAGTACCGGATAGCGGCATAGGCCGCCGTCTGGATCTGGGCGTTATATTCAGCGGTGGTGTCATCGATCTCATCGGCAATCGCGCTGACGAGGTCGGAGAATGTCGCCGCGCTGGGGGCGATGACTGACGGAATTCCGGTAATAGGGCCGGTGGTTTCAACGGTGATGCTCAAGTGGATGCCTCCGGCTTGTGGTACTTGGACCACTCCTGGACGTCGTCATCCGTGACGAAGCGCTGATAGACCCAGCCATTGCTCGTGCGGATGCGGTAGGTCTTCACGCCTCGAGAGACGCCTGCCTCGACGGCTTCTTCAAACCCGAGGGATGCAAGCTTTTCCATGACGGCCATTGATGCCCCCGATGAAGAGAAGGGGCGAGTTTCCCCGCCCCCTCATGCTCACTGGTCGTTGTTCGGGATGAACGCCACGACGATATCGGCAGAGCCGGTCGTCGCCGCGGTGCCCGACATGTTGACCGTCGCGGTAACGTAGGTGTCGCCATTCGCGCCGGTCTTGAAGCTCACAGCCTCGTCGAGGGGGACGAAGCCGAGCGTGCCGAGAGCCAGCGCGGTGCCGTAAAGGTCACCGTCCGCGCTGGTGCCAACGTCGAGCGTGTTGGTCGTGCCGGCGTTGAACACCGTATTGATCGACACACCCGAGATGGGCTTCAGGATGATGGCGTTCGGGGGCAGGATGCCCACCGTCACCGTCTTGCCGGCGTCAGCCAGGGTGATCGACTTCCGGAGATAGTCGATCTGCTGGGGCGTATTGTACCGGGCGAGACTGCCCTGCTGGTTGGTAGCCATTTTCAGCCCTCCTTAGTGCGGTGCTGCGTAGGTCGCGACCACGATGGCGCCGAAGTCGTTGCCGTTGAAAACGGTCTTCTTCATGCCAAGGACGGTCTGGACCGAGACGCCGAGTTCGCGCTGGTAGTCGAAGAGTTCTTCCACCATCTTGTACTTGTTCGGCGCGTTCTTCATGCCGAAGGCCGCAACAGCCGACTGGGCACCGAGCAGGACTGCGCGGCGAACGGTCGTGATCTGCGCTCCGGTGGAGGAATTGACGCCCGGAACAACGTGTTCCGCTTCCCGGAGGATGACGCCGTTGTATTCGCCAAGCGACCCGTCATAGATCGGGTTGTTGGCCCGCGAGCCCTGATAGACGGCCTTGGTGATGTCGAGCCACTGGCCAGCAGAAGTGCTGGTGCGCAGATCGGTCACCTGGGTCGGGTGCAGGTACATCACGTACTTGTTTTCGCCGTTGACACGCACGGGGCGGATCTTCGGGTTGGCAAGCTTGGCCTGCTCCACGGCATAGTCGATCAACTTGAGGTCGAAGACGTCGCCGGAGACCAGGGACTGGTCGTTGGTACGGGCCGCAGCGCGGATGATGCGGGTCGGCGCGGTCGGGGCATTGAACCCGTAGTGAACCGGCTTCAGTTCGAAGGTGCGGCCCTCGAAGGTGATCGTGCTGCTCGTGTAGCCGCCCCACTGGAGGAAGGCCATCAGAGACAGGCGATCGGCGTACCAGTCTGTCAGACCGGCATTGGCCTCGTCGCGAAGACTGAACGGAACGCGCTGGGCGTCGATCGTCTGGTCATTCTTGACGCGAACCGCATGAGCAAGCTCGTTGATGCGTATGGAGTCGGAATAGGTCGAGAGGGCTTCTTCGTTGCCTTCCAGAACCTGGTTTTCCGAAACACCGTCACCGATGAGCTGCGTGCGAAGGCCGAAGGTGACCTGGTCGCCTGCGCCCTTCTGGGTTTCATCCTTGAGCTGGATGATGGAGTTGGAGGAGGTGCCGATGAGCGGGGCGATAGCGGTGGCCTTACTGACTTCGACAGCCAGCTTCTTGGACCACAACTTGACCGCAAGCGCATCGTTCACCGCATACGTCGTGACAGCCATGATAGGCTCCTTTTGGTGATGATGATTTTGGGTGGGGTTGTTGCCGCGTAACGCTGCGTGCTGGCGAAGATGGAAAGGCGTCCATCGGCGTTGCTGGGTTGACGCACCAGCAGGGCGAAAGGGGCTACAAAGCCGCCCCTAAGGCTTCATGCACTTCAAGCGCCGAGCATCTTGTCCAAGAGACGTGCGTTCTTGGGGTCTGCTGCCCAGCGTTCGAATTCTGCCGGGGGCATGGCTGCGATCGACTCCGGAGTAAGCGCGTCACTGCCGGGGCGTCCTGCCACCTGCCCTACCGTCCTTGCCGCTTCCTGAGCACTGGCAAGTCCCGCCAGCTTTTCGGGAAGAACCATGCCCGCAGGATCGGGCGCTTTGGCTTGGAAGCCATACGAAACCGCGAGGTCGTGAACCACCTTGGCAGGGCTGATCCCCTTCTGCTTGGCTGCGACGATGATGGCCTTCAGCTCGGCGTTGATCTGCTCGTTGACGCCGGCAGGGTTGGCGAAACGCTCGTCCACAAGCGCCATGGCCTGCAACTGCTTGCCGCGGAAGTCGGAGAGCCACTTGACCGCATCCCCGAACTCCGGCTTCTCGGCCGCGTAGGTCTGCGCTGACTGGCTCCACTCGTTCCAGATCGCCTGCTCCTGCTGGGCGACCTCCTGCTGCTGGCGGGTCTGCGTCTCCTGGCTGTGGATCTTCTCCTCCAGAGCCCTCATCTTCTCGGCCTGCCACTTGGTGTAACCGAAGATATCCTGCTCGGGGTCGGGAGGCGCCTGCTCTTCCTGCTTCGGCTGTTCCTGCTGCTGGCGAAGCGTGAGGAGCGTGTTCCAGCGGTCGTTGAGGACTGCCAGATGCCGTTCGACTTCCTCGACTTTTGCCTTGGTCTTCTTGTGCTCCTCGCGTTCGGCGTGGAGCGCCTGATGGGGGACGAACCGCCCCCCCTTCTCGTCGCGAACGTCCCCGTCCTGCTGGCCTGGCTGCTCCGTCTGAAGCTGCCCGTCCTGCTGTTGTCCGTCGCCAGCGGCGGCCGCAAGATCACCCTGCGGCGCGCCTTCTGCGGCGACTTCCGGCGTGTCGACAACTTCCGTCACACCGCCCGATTCAAAGAATGCCTGTTCAGAGGCCGAAAGTGCTACTTCCATGATCAGGCGTCCTTATCCAGACCGTCGAGCCAGGTCGGCAGGTCTTCCTTCACCTTGTCGGGGTGGAAGTACGAGGCGTACTCGCTCTCCTTGCCCTTCACGGTGATGAAAAGCCGCTTGTCGCCCGGGTTGGTATCGACAGACACGCCTTTGAAGCCCGCCTTCTGGCAAGCTTCCTTGATCTCCTGAGTGTTCATGTTGCTTCCTTTTGCCCGTTACGTGGGCCTACGAAGCTGGATGCGCTCCAGCGGGCGAAGCCAGTCGGAATGACTGGAATTACTTGGCAGCGCTGGTCTGCCTCGCATTGGCGTTCTGACGCGATATCTGCGACTTCACCGCAGCGGTCGTCAGGGTCGCGTTCAACTGGGCCTGCTGGCCCGCAAGCTTCATTTCCGCCTCACGCTGCTTGAGCATGAAGTCCAGGATCTTCTCCTGCAGGCTCAGTTCGGCCTCCTCCTGCTTCACCTGGAGGTCAGCAGCCTTGCCGGCCATATCCATCTCGTGTTCGGCAGCGCGGGCCTGAATTTCCATCTGCGCAGGGTCTGGCTGTTGCGCGGCCTGTGCCTGCGCCTCCTGTGCCTTCTGCATCAGCTTGTCCACCATCGACGCAGGGAGCGGCGAGTAGCGCAGGAGATCAAGCGCGACGTCCGGCGTGATCATCTCCTTCACCATCGGCATAAGCTGGATGAGGATGCCCCAGATGCGCTCCTTCTCGTTCGGAGAGGTCGGCGCATCGTCCACGATGATGTCGTAGGTCAGGTTGGCGACCGACTCCTTCGTGAGCTGCACGTACTGCTTCCGATCGTCGCCCACGATGCGGACCATGCGCCCATCCGAGAGATGGTTCTGGATCAGGTAGAGCATGACCCGGCCCTGCCGCTTGCGATAGCGACGGAGCGCGTTGAACAGCGATGCAAGCAGGTTGAGCGACGACTGGCGCCGCTGCATCTCGAGCACGCCGGCCTGATCAACCTCGCGAGTGCCGATGAACTCCGGCGACAGGCCCGTGACCTGCGATATCTCGTCCTTGCTCTCCTGGAAGAGCGTGAAGAAGCCAGCGGGGAACTGAGCCGGCGCCTTGGGCATGATCTTCGGATTCGGACCAGAAAGAGCGCCCTTCCCCATCCATGTGATTTCGTCGGACTTGGCCCACGATGCTTCGGCCTGCCTCGGGTCTTCGAATGCGTCACGCTCTGCCGCGATCCCGCCCTTGGCCTGGCTGTTGAGCAGGAACATGACCTGGCTGAAGAACTTGTTGGTCCATCGCTGCGGGTCTTTTGCGCCCCGAACAATGCCGTAGAACTGCCCCTCTGCCTTGTCGCGGTAGCCGGTGATGCACTCCCATCCGAACAGTCCGGCGGGAACGAGCGGCTTGTCCGGCTCTCCGAGGATCTCCTTGCCGATGAAGGCGCGGCGAACGACCTTGCGCGTCTGCTTGACCGCGGGGAACTTCGGGTTGGTCATCCGGATGAGCTTGATCTGCTCTTCCGTATACTCGCGAACCTCCATGGTCTGCAGATCGGGGCCGCGATAGAACGGCTCACGCTCGAACCAGCGCGCCTCGACAATGAGGCAGTTGCGCTGCATCCCGTCATCCCCGACGAGATCGTTCTGCGTCCCGTCGTAGTCGTCGGCAGCGTCCTGATCATGCGGGCCGGCTACATCGTTTCCAGAGCGCGCCCACGTTGCGTTGAGCATCCCGCGTTCCACGCCGGGGAATAGCTGTTGGGCCTCAGCCCAGGAGAACTCCTTGACGCGGAACAGACGCTCGCAATCCTGCAGGTTCGGCTTCGAGGCGTTGATGTCCCAGACCATTTCGAACGGGTCGATGCGCTCGATCTTCGGCGCGCCGTCCGGGTCGTCTTCGAAATCAAGC